AATGAGTGTAACAAAAATAAAAAGCAATTTGATGGATAGCAGAGATGCATTCAAGCCATTTAATTATCCGTGGGCGTATGATGCTTGGTTGAAGCACGAACAGAGTCATTGGTTACACACAGAAGTTCCAATGGCTGAAGATGTAAAAGATTGGAAGAAAAAGTTAACAGTAGAAGAGAAACATTTTCTCACAAACATTTTTCGTTTCTTCACACAAGGTGACATTGACGTTGCTGGTGGTTATGTAAAAAACTATCTACCATACTTCAAGCAACCAGAAGTACGTATGATGTTGCTTGGCTTTGCCGCTAGAGAAGCATTGCACGTGGCTGCCTATAGTCATCTGATTGAAACGTTAGGTCTGCCAGATACAACATATAACGAATTCTTAGCATATCAAGAAATGAAAGACAAGCACGATTACGTGTTGGACCTTTCAAATGCAAATGGGGATTTACAATCAACTGCAACCCACATCGCCGTGTTCAGTGCTTTCACTGAAGGGATGCAGTTGTTCTCTTCATTCATCATGCTATTAAACTTTCCACGCATGGGTAAGATGAAAGGTATGGGTCAAATTGTTACTTGGTCTATCGTAGACGAAACACAGCACTGTGAATCCATGATTAAACTATTCAGATCATTTATTCAAGAGAATCACGAAATTTGGAATGATGAACTAAAATCACGCATATATACTATTGCAGAACGAATGGTCGAACTTGAAGACAAGTTTATTGATTTAGCATTCGGCATCAATGAGATGGAAGGTCTTACTTCAGAAGAAGTTAAGAAGTACATTCGATATATTGCAGACAGGCGCCTTATCAGTCTTGGACTGAAAGGCATTTTTAAAGTTAAAAGAAATCCATTACCTTGGGTTGAAGAAATGATTAATGCACCAACGCATACTAATTTCTTTGAGAACAGAGCAACCGATTATGCAAAGGGTGCCACAAAAGGTGATTGGGCAGACGTATGGGGTAAAGCGGCATGAACTATTTAAAATACACATTTTGGCTCACAATGATGGCTGTGGGATTCGCATTTTCTGCATGGAATAATGCACACGCACAAACAGGAAAACAAAAACCAGGAGTAACATATGACGCTAATATTACTAGGGTTATTGATGGCGATACTGTTGCGTTTGAAGCGGCTTGGTTACCAGATCCACTCAAAAAAGAATTAAGCATTCGTGTCTTTGGTGTTGACACACCAGAAAAAGGATTCAGAGCGCAATGTCCAAAAGAAGATGTGATGGGACAAAAGGCTACAGAATTTACAAAGAAAGCAGTTGTTTCCGCACAGAAACGTCAAGTCATTTTAATGGACTGGGACAAGTATGGTGGTCGTGTTCTTGGTGACGTTATCTTAGACGGAAAGAGTTTACGTCAAGCATTGATTGCAAACGGTCTAGCCCGTGAATACTACGGCGAAGCCAAAACATCATGGTGTAACTAAATGAAAAAATTATTAACTATATTTTTGTTGATGGTGTCTTCTTCAGCATTTGCACAACATCATCATGGTCATCATCACGGCCATGGGCTTAGACCATACAGTTGGATCGGACCTACAATCATAGGCGGTGTTATTGGATATGAAATTGCACGACAACAACCTATAATTGTTCAGCAACAACCCGTATTTGTTCAACAGCAACCTGTTATAATTCAACAGTCACCGCAAGTGTGTACTGATTGGAAAGAAATTCAATATCCCGATGGAAGAATCTATCGTGAAAGAACATGTAGTCAATAAAAAATGAGTTTTTTAGTTGCAAACATACCAAGAGTTAGATGTTATATAAGAAAAGAATTTCTTTATAATTTTGAAAAAGGTTTTGGTGAATACGTACCTTGTATTTGGGTATCAATCAAATCAATGAGCCGCAGGGCATTCTTCATTGAATCGTATTTGCCTGAGTATGGAGCATTGTACGATAAACTTCCATTAGAAGCGTTCGTGAGTAGAAATCATAATTTAGATAGAGATAAATTTTTGCCTCTAGACCATTTACAGATATGGGATTGTTTGTCGTATGATCTCGCTGTAATACAAAAATCATTTCTATTAAATCTAAGTGGCAAATTTTATGCTAAAGACAAACAATGGTATCAAGGTAACTACTTGTTTACTGTTGACAATTGTGCGTCAGATGAATATCTAGATATGGGTGATAGCGAAAATCCAGAAGACCATAAATCATATAATTTCTTAGAACTCGACAACGGACAGTATGCGGCACAGCCAAACAACCGTTGCATATTTCTTGACGCCGCAAGCAATCCAAAAGAGATTCTATTTCCAGACTTTAAAGTCTGCACAAAAAAATACATTGTAGAGCAAAATCCAAAATGGGCGATTGGTGATGCTGATACAGTAATGTACGAATAAGGAGAAAAAAATGACAACATATAACGTATTCTGCGATGCATGTGCGGCTGAGTATTCAGTAACACCATTAGCAGGATCAGACACACCCCCAACAAATTGCGCTTATTGTGGTTCGGAAATAGCCGAAGAAACAATATTGGAGAAAAATCAAGAGTGGCCAGAAGAAGATTGGGAAAAATTAATAGAAGACGATGAATGGTCATCGGAAGACGATAGATGATTATAGCAGGAGTAGATTATTCTCTAACATGTCCTGCAATGTGTGTATTTGATGATGAGAATGGTGAGTTTAGTTTTGAAAAGTGTAATTTTTATTTTCTGACACAATCTAGAAAATACGATGTGCAATTCAAAAACATAAGAGGTAAGTTTTTCGATCACGAAGGAATGACTGATGTATTGCGATACGATGGTATATCAAATTTCTTCATTGACAGATTGTTAGAGACAGATAAAGACTGCCATGTATTCTTAGAAGGATATTCTATGGGATCAAAGGGCAGAGTCTTTAACATTGCAGAGAACGCTGGCATTCTAAAATACAGACTATGGTTGTTTGCCGTAGAGTGTACAGAAATACCACCAACAGTACTTAAGAAATATGCTACTGGTAAAGGTAATGCAAATAAAGAACGAATGCAAGAAGTCTTTGAAGAATTCAATGACATTCGTTTAAAAGAAGAACTACATATGACTGAGAAGCAATGGAATCCTTCTTCCGACTTGATTGATGCCTATTGGCTATGCAAATATGGATTTGACAAGTTGACATCCGAAACAAAGTAGAGTATACTCTATAATAATGTAGAAAGCGATAATTATGGAAGAAGAAAGAATTAGTTCATTGTTTGGTCTAGATGATGACAAAAAACCTAGACAACCAAAAATACTTGGACAATTACACACCCTATATTTGTGTGGCGAATTAACTGCGCCTAATGAATACGTAGACTGGTTTGAAGTTATTAGAAACGCAAATGAAACTGACATAATTAAAATCCACATCAATTCTCCTGGTGGTAATTTATTTACTGCTGTGCAGTTGATGCGTGTTATGGCAGAGTCCGAAGCAAACATTATTGCATCTGTAGAGGGTGCATGTATGTCAGCCGCAACAATGATATTCTTAGCCGCAGATGGTTTTGAAATATCAGAAAACTCCATGTTCATGTTTCACAATTACTCTGGCGGCACTATTGGCAAGGGTGGTGAGATGTACGATAACATCATGTATGAACGAAAGTGGTCGGATAAATTCATGCGAAGTGTCTATTCAGGATTCTTAACAGACGATGAAATCAAATCCATGTTAGAGAATAAAGATATCTGGATGGATCCAGAAGAAGTATTCAAACGTTTGAACAAACGTGGTGCAGAGAATGTGAAGGCATCTGCGCCCAAAAAGCCTAGAGCCAAACCTGTGCCCAAGAAAGCACCTGTTAAAAAAGTGAGGAAAACAAATGAGTGATGGTGTATTCTTAGTATCGTCAGCTATTCATGCAAAACATGGTATATATGATACTCAAACAAGACTTGAACAAACTATTGAAACTTGTAAGTCTATTAGAAACAAATGTGATGCAGAAATCGTTGTACTAGATGGTGGCTATCAAGATATCACAAAAACAGAACGTGATATACTATCGCAATACATTGATAAATTTTATAGTTTTGCTGACGCAGAGAATGTTCAACAACTTCAACAAGTGCCAAATCACGATATCGTAAAGAATATGATTGAGATTATCATATTTGGTTCGTTCTTTGATAAGGCAGTTGAAGATGGATGGCGTGAGAAGTATAAGCGTATCTTTAAAATGAGTGGTCGATATACATTGAATGATGACTTCAATTACGACAAACACTTGCAAGCTAAAGACAAAGTTGTCATTCGTGGTCCATTCACAAGTCAATTCAAATCAGAAATCACAGGCGGTGTTTCATTGCAGTACATGAGTCGCTTATGGAGTTTTGATGGATTCTTACTTCCATATGTTAGAGACATTTATACTGACATGTTTAATCACATGACAGATAGATTGAACGCAAAGGGATACATTGACATTGAACATTTGTTATTTCATCATCTTGATCCTATATTGATTGAGAACATTGGTAAACTTGGTGTAGAAGGAAACATTGCACCGAACGGAGCGAGGGTTTCAGATTGAACTATAAGATTTTTCAGATTTGTTTTGAAGACAGACAGATTCCTTTAGTTGACCCTCTGCTAACACCATTTGATAATACGTCAAATGAGAAGCCTGAGTTGCGTGAATTTCATTCATTCATTCGTATCATTGACGAAGGCTTTGCAGATGACTTAGATGCTTGGGGTGTCTTTGGTCCTCGCTGGCAAAGCAAGATGCGTTATGAAGCTAACGCAATTAAAGACGCTATTGATAACAATGATGGATATGATGTTTACATTTTCAATCATGCTAGAGTACAGAATGCACTAACTGCGAACGTGTGGGAACAAGGAGATTATTTTCATCCAGGAATTAAACAAGTTGTTCGTTCCGCATTTATTGCTGGTGACTATGACACCAATGCACTCGACAATGTAATGACAGACTCAACTTGCTATTGCAGTTACTTTGTTGCAACAAAAGCATTTTGGTTAGAGTACATTGCATTCGTAAAAGATATCAAAGAAAAACTTGAAACATTGACTGGAAAAGACGCAGAAATTTATCATGGTAGTGCAAACTATAGCAGAGACCCAAATCTGAATATGTTTCCATTTATTGTCGAACGATTGTTTTCTACGTTTCTGCAACTGAAAGAATATAAAGTCTACAGTCAACCATATGACTATGATGTTTATAAAAGCCAGATCAATGACTTCAGCAAAGTATTAGAATCATTGTATGGTATTAAACGCATGGTTGTCGAACGACAGTCACCAGAATTGTTTGAACATTGGAACTTGTTACGATTGTATTTCGCAAAGACACATCCCGATTTATTTAACTTGGATTGAGATTATGATTATTGATTTGTTTCGACCTACTATAGAATGGATAAAAGATGACTTTAAGTCTAACAGAATTCGCTTTGCTGTTGAGTTGCTTGCTTGGGCTATTAGCATTGGTTGTAGCATTACTATGGCACTCACAGTCCCCACCCCTCCGCTTCTTGCTCTTTATCCTGTCTGGATCACTGGCTGTGCTTTGTATGCTTGGGCTAGTTGGACTAGGAAATCTTTTGGCATGTTGGCTAACTATATTCTGCTGACAACTATTGACTCTATAGGATTGATAAGGATGTTAACATGAGATTTTGGCTGATTTGGGCAAGAGCAACTAATCATTTGATTGGCAAAACTGATGAAGATAAGCCAGATGTACCGATTCTTACCATGAGAGAGGCACGGGTTGCATTGACTTTGAGAACTTTTTGGACTATAATACATGTTGCAACGTGCTTATTCATCATTGCAAATACGATTCATCATTGGTAGTAAAGGAACAATATTATGGCAAACAAAACTTGGACAATCAATTTGGAAGAAGACCCAGAAACTGGTGATTTGATTCTTCCCCTAAATGATGATATACTAGAGCAAACTGGTTGGAAGACTGGTGACAGTATTGATTGGATTGACAACAAAGATGGAAGCTGGACTATGAAAAAAATTGAAACACAATGGGTTCTTGTTGAAACGGTGTCTACATTCCGTGAACGCTACATGGTAGAAGTGCCTGTTGGTGTTGACAGATATGGTAAAGATAAAGCTGATTGGGCCCTTGATACAGTTACACTAGAAGAAGCCAAAGAATTTTCGCAAGAACACTTGGGTGAAACTATCATATCACATCGTGTCGTTACAAAAGAAGAAGCACTTGCAATGTGTGATAAAGAAAATGAATATGCAAAAGTGTGGAATGATGAAATGAAGATCAAGGCATTCTTCACAACAATGGCAGAACATATCAGAGAGAATGACTACAACCATGACGCTACCTGATGAAAGATATCGTGCGTTGCGTTGTGGAGAACAATTGCTTTTAGATTTGTTGAATCCTAATGTAACGCCTAGAGTCCCTAAATACATTCGTCAACGTGCTTTGAGTGTTCTACGACACTATCCAAGTTCATATCACTTTGAAAAGATTGTGGAGAATTTGCCTGAAGATTTTGCCGTCAATAGTTTATTCGTGAAGGTGACGAATGAAAGCGAAAACTGAAAATGAAGTTGTACACTTCTTGAAAGAGTTATTGCATCCAGAAGGTTTTGGTTGGTCAGTAACAGATGAGGTTCGTAAAGAATCGAAGCGGCTTTTAATTATGATAGAAAGTGAAAGTATTAATGAGCAAGATTCAACAATTCGGCAGACCATACGAAACGTTTGACCCTAGCAATAAAAAACATCGAAAGATTTTTCACGATGTAATGCGATATAGAACTTGGGGTAGGTCTGCAATTTGTTTTTGGGCAGAAGATGATTCTTCAGGTTCGAATAGTTTGATGGATCAATGCATTAAAGCAATGGGAAGATACTATATAGAAAAAGAATTCGGCGAATTGATTGATGATGATCCGTTTAATTCTGGAAAAGAAACTCGCAGTCGGCCTAATCCACATCCATATATTTACACCAGGAAATCGACAATAACATGAAAATCTACATCGGACCTTATAAGAATTGGGTTGGACCATATCAGATTGCCGAAGCACTTTGCTTTTGGGCAAAGCCTGTCGAGGATGAATATGGATACAAACGTAAGCCTGATTGGGTGCATAACTTTGGCACTTGGCTTTCTCATGGAACTACAAAAGAAGAAATTGTAGAATCAAAGAATGCTCCAGAAACTTGGCTATTGAAACTATGTCAATGGATTGAGTCTAAGCGTAGTCGTAAGTCATATATTAAGATTGACAAGTACGATACATGGTCAATGGATCACACACTTGCAATGATTGTTTTGCCTATGCTGAAACAATTGAAAGAAACAAAGCATGGTTCACCTCATGTCGATGATGAAGATGTGCCAGAAGAACTGAAGTCAACTTCAGCGCCAGCAAAAGAGAATGAATACGATACTGACGAAAATCATTTCAAGCGTTGGGACTGGGCATTAGGTGAAATGATTTTTGCGTTTACTTGCAAGAATGATGATTCTTGGGAAGAAGCGTTTCGTTCTGGTGAACACGAATTGATTTGGAAGCCTGTTGATAAAGATGGCAATGAAGTTCCTAAGAAAGACGCTAAGTTATTTCGAATGGAACATGGTCCTAATGACACATACAAGTGTGACTATGAAGGCATGAAAGTTGTTGAAACACGAATTCAGAATGGATTCCGTTTGTTCGGTAAGTACTATCAAGCACTTTGGGATTAAACTATGCTAAATACTCCTATGATAATCATAGGAGATATCGATGGACTTTTTTACAGAAGATGCAGTAAAACAGCTAATTCCAAAAGTTAAAAACTTTGATGAATGGTATAACAATCTATTAAATACATTGCCAGAATATGACATAGATACTTCAGCTAGAGTTGCGGCATTTATGGCACAATGTGGACATGAATCTGGTGGGTTTACTGTTATGCAAGAGAATTTGAATTATTCTGCAAAAGGTTTAGTTGGTACTTTTAAGAAATATTTTCCTACTGAAGCCCAAGCAAAACTTTACGAACGTAGACCAGAAATGATTGCGAATCGTGTTTATGCTAATCGTATGGGCAATGGTGATGAAGCGTCTGGAGAAGGTTGGTACTTCCGTGGTAGAGGTATTGTGCAAATTACAGGAAAGAACAACTACACTAAGTGTTCACAATCATTGTTTGAAAGCAATGTGCTAGTTGAGAATCCTGATTTGTTGCTTGAGACAGAGTATGCTATTCATTCTGCTTGTTGGTTCTGGTCAGCGGCTAGACTAAACGAACTAGCAGATATTGGAGATATGAAGACTATGACAAAACGAATCAATGGTGGATACATTGGCTTAGAAGACAGAATCAACCATTACAATCATGCGATTGAAATTTTAACTTAAAAAGGCGATAATCATGTTCAAGAAAATTAAAGAGTTTTTCACAGGTAACAAACCAGCAGTAGAAGCAACTCAAGAAGCTGTTCTTACTCCAGCTGATGTTGCAATCAAAAACATCAAAGAGACTACAGAGTCGGTAACTGCTAAAATTGAAGTTACATCAGCTACAACACCAGTAGCAGAAGCAACACCAGCGCCAGCAAAAGAACAAGCGTGGACTAAGAATCCTCCTGCGGCTATTGCTAAACCTAATAGACAAAAGCAACAACCTGTTAAAGCGGTTACTGCACCTAAGAAAAGAAAGCCAGCACCAAAATAATGTGCTTAATTCCAGTATCTATTATGGTATAAACTTTCCCAATATTTTTTGTTATTGCGATTAACAAAATTTTTAATAAGATATTTGCCCATACCTAAGTAGCCCATCTTTTTAAATCTACGGCTATCTTGTCCAAAGTGGTGTCGAATAATCTTAAACTTTCTAGGACTATATTTTTTAGACAAGAAGTAGTCTTCAGATGTTAATAGGTTTTCAGGAAACCCACCATACTCTTCAAACTTATCTTTGCGTGTCAACATGAATGCACCAACTGCAAATGGTGAAAAGAATTTTAATGTGTGATTAATTACGTTGAATGCAGTAAAGCCAATCTTTGCACGTATATCTTTATCATAACATTTGATGTTTAGTCCAACAAGATGTAGTTTTTTTAATTCCATCTTGTTAACAGAATCTTGAATAACTGTATCTTTAAAGAATCGAACATCGGCATCGATGAACAGAATGTAAGGAGTAGTGACTAGTCTTGCACCGTTGTTCTTAGCAATAGACACTGGACCACCATCAATGATTTCAACATTCAGTCCAACACTGTTATCCTTAATAACTTGTCTAGTGGCATCGGTGGAACAGTCAGCAATGATTACTCTGGTGTCACCTATGTTTTGTGAACGTAGTGAATCTAGTAGATGATGAATATAATTTTCTTCATTCTTACAAGGCACAACAATAGTAATTTTATCACAGAGTTTCATCATTGTCTTTCTCCTTAGTCCAAGTTATAATTTCCCAACGGCCATCGTGATGTTCTACAAGTGCTGTACAACTTTCAACCCAATCGCCATCATTCATATACATAACACCATTGATTTCTTTAATCTCTGCGTGGTGTATGTGTCCGCATATAACTCCATCAAAACCTCGCTTCTTACAGTAATTGGCCAAGTTTTCTTCAAACTTGAACATAAAGTCTACTGCCTTTTTAACTCTGTGTTTAAGAAACTTGCTAATGCTAAAGTACCCAAAACCCATGCGATGACGTAGCCAATTATACCTACTATTGACAGAAAGGATGAAGTCATATGCTTTATCTCCTAAGAAAGCTAACCACGGTGCCAGTTTAGTAATGCCGTCAAACAAGTCTCCATGCGTGACTAGATAGTGCTTGCCGTCAGCACCTATGTGTTCTATTTGATTGTGAATTTCGACAAGACCAAAACTAAAACCATATGGTATCATGGGTCTAAGAAACTCATCGTGATTGCCGGCTATATAAACAACTCTAGTGCCACGTTTTGCATGTCCTAATACTCTACGTACTACATTGGTATGGCTTTGTTTCCATCGCCACTTGTTTTGTTGTATGCGCCATGCATCAATAATATCACCCACTAGATATAGTGTGTCACAACTGTTATGCTTTAAAAAGTTATTTAACTTATCTGCTTGACTATCT